CAGCCGGAACGATGCTGCGACCATTGGGGGCTATGTCGATGTTGCGCGCGTCTCTTTTGTCGAAGGCGACGCAACGGCGGAAGCCGACCCGTTTTCGCCGCGTCATGCCCAGCAGGAATTGGCGCTGTGCCAGCGTTATACCTATGCCATCGAGGCGATCAATCAGCCTTATCTCTCATTCGGCGGCGGCGGTTATTGCGATACGGCGAGCTTTGCATTGATCCCGGTTTCGTTTCCGGTAGTCATGCGATCCGATCCGTCGCTTTCAATTAGCGCGCCGGGTCATTTCATGATCCGGCGTCCGGGTAATAATCTTGTCGAGCCGTCCTCGATGGCCATCAACGTCTCGAACCGATATGGCGCATTGATCGGCATCGCTGCGTCCGGCCTTACGGCAGGAGAGCCGGTGTTCCTGCACGCGAACAACAACACCGGCGCCCGTCTGCTCTTTTTGGCAGAGCTGTGATCGGCGCTGGTTCGCAGATTTTAGCGGCCCGCTTCGGCGGGCCTTTCCTTTGGCGGCTGCCCGCCCTCTAACTAGGAGACCTCTCAAATGGCTGATCCCACCTTTGGCATTTCGATCACGAGGGTGAACAANGAGCCCTTGCCCGTGGTCGGGGCCGACATGGCGGTGGTGGGGCTCGTCGGCACGGCGCCCGCCGCCAATGCGACGACGTTCCCGCTCAACACGCCGGTCCTNCTGTTCTCGGACGACGCGGACAAGCTCGCGGCTCTGGGCGATGAGGGCACGCTGCCGGATGCGGTGCGCGGTATCAATGACCAGCTNGGCGAGTTCCAGGCGGCGGCTCGTGTGGTCGTGGTCCGCGTCGAGGAGGGCATCGACGTTGACGCCACGATGGCGAACATCATCGGCAGCGAGGCCACCCGCACCGGCATCTACGCTCTGCTCACGGCAGGCCCGATCCTCGGCGTGGTGCCGCGCCTCGTGGCGACGCCCGGCTTCACCTCCCAGCAGAAGCGCGGCGTGACCAAGATCACCATCGTGTCCGAGGGCACCGGCTACGAGGTCGGCGATGCCATCTCGGGGACGGGCGGCGGTGGCAGCGGCTTCGCGGCCGAGGTCTCGGAGGTGGACGAGGACGGCAAGATCGTGGCTGTCGCGATCACGGACCCCGGCAGCGGCTACAGCTCGGCGCCGACCCTCTCTGTGTCCTCGACCGGCGGCACCGGCGCCAGCCTCACGGCCACCATCGAGAAGCTGGCGAACCCGGTCATCGCGGCGCTGCCGTCGGTGCTCAACCGCCTGCTCGCCCATGCCGTCGTGGACGGCCCGGCGACCACGTTGCAGGACTGGGTGGACTGGCGCGAGACGATCAGCAGCGACCGCATCATCCCGGTCGAGACCGCCGTCAAGTATGGTGTCAGCGCGGCCGTCAAGCCGGCCTCCCCGCGCATCATCGGCATTGGTGTCCGGCGTGACCACGAGTTCAACGGGCGGCCGTTCCATTCGTGGGCGAACCAGCCTGTGGCGGGGATCGTCGGGCCGAACCGGCCCATCGACTTCTCGCTCACGGACGGCTCCACGGAGGGGCAGACGATCCTCTCGCAGAATGGCGGCATCATCGTGCGCGGCGAGATGGGCGTCGAGAACGCCATCGCGTCCGGTGGTTTCGTCTACATCGGCACGGATACGTGTTCGGAAGACCCGCTGTGGCAGTTCTACAACGTCACGCGCGGCCGCGATTACATCCACCTGATGTTCCTGCGCACGCTGCGGAATTTCCTCGGCAAGCGAAACATCGACGTCGGTACGATCACGGACATCCTCAATACGATGCGCTTTGCGCTCCGCAACCTTGAGGCGGATGGGGATATCCTGCCCGGCTGGCGCGTCTTCTTTACCCGCGACCAGAACACGCCGGAAGACCTGCGGCTCGGCAGGTTCACCGTGGACTTCGCGGTCGAGGAGCCGCCGGTGCTCCGCTACCTCGGCCTGCGGTCGCAGCGTAACCGGGCGTCGCTGGAGCTGCTCGTCAAAAATCTGGAGAACCAGATCAGCACGGCGGCCTGACCATCGCGGGGCGCTCCTACGGCGCCCCGGCCCCTTTTGACCCTTTCCACCGAGGGAGACAGACGTGAGCACGCTCTACATCGTGGAGGCCGCCAACCTTTTCTGCGGCGATCACGACCCCAAGAACAGCCAGCATCTCGCGATCCGCGAACTCCAGCTCCCGACCTTGCAGGCGATCTACGCCGACCACCATGCCGGTGGCGCCCGCGTCCAGATCGAGGTCGAGGTCGGCATTCAGAAGCTGGAGCCGACGTTCCGGCTCGTGGGCTTCGACCCCAACGTGCTCGTCCAGTTCGGGCTCGGGTCGAAGATCAAGAACATCTACACCGCCTATGGTGAGGTCAAGGACCGCCGCACGGGGCAGTCCTATGAGCTGAAGGCGGTGATTGAGGGCCGCCTTGGCAAGGTCGAGCCCGACGCTTTCCAGCGCGGCGAGCTGCTGACCCACGACTACGCCATCAATGAGGTCACGCACTACGAGGTTTGGTTCGACGGTCAGGAGAAGATCCTCTGGGATTTCTGGACCAACACGTGGCGGGTTGATGGCGTCGATCAGAATGCCACGACCAACTCGATCCTGCGCATCGCGGGCTAACGGAGGGGAGGGCCATGAAGGTTGCCATCAAGCACCCCATCGTCATCGACGGCGAGACGAAGTTCCCGGCGGGCACCGAGCTGGAGGCCCGCCGGCCGAAGGCAAGGGACATGGTGATCATTGGCGATCACATCCCGACGCTTTCGGCGCTTGACCGCGAGAACCCGGAGAGCGCCGTGAGCGGCGCCGTCATCCGGGCAATGATCGCGGTTGTCGGCACCCTCACCGACATCGGCGAGGAGGCCGCGTCCGAAATGGACTTCGAGGATCTGTCGATTGTGGCCCAGACGGCGCTCTCCTCATTGGGGGAAGCGCAGCGGGGTGGCGAGGACGCGACTGGCGAGCAGCAATAGCTGACACCGCACACGTCCTGCACACCCCGGTGACGGACCTGTTGGAGATGCCCGCCGGCGAATTTCTGGCGTGGCACGGCGAGGCCGCCCGGCTCGCCAAGGTGATGATGCGGTGACGCCATGGCAACCCTGACCTCCCAGCTTATCGTCCGGCTTATTGACGGCATCAGTGGGCCGGCCCAGGCGGCGCCCAGGCCCTGCGGAGGATCGGTGCGGCGGCAAATTCGGTGCGCGGCGGTGGTATCGCCGCGCTCCAGCAGCGTCTCAACGCGGCCGTCGCGGCCAACAACGCGGCCATCGCCGAGGCCCGCGGCAAGATGATGGACGCCGTAGGCGGCTTCCTCGTCCTGCGGAAGGCGATGACCGACATCATCAACCCGGCCATTTCATTCGAGAGCGCGATGGCCGACGTTGCGAAGGTCTCGGGCTTCGACGACGCCGGGCTGGAGATGTTCGGCCGCCAGCTCCGGCAGGTGGCGGCGAATGAAATCCCGATGGCCGTCAATCAGCTTGCTGCCCTCGCCGCAGCGGCGGCGCAGGCCGGCATCGCTGACGAAGACCTGCTTGACTTCACCAAGCTGACGGCACGGGCAGCGGTGGCGTGGGATATGACCGGCGCCGAGGCCGGCGAGGCGCTGGCGAAGATCAAGACGCAGCTCGGCCTCACGGTGAAGGAGACGCAGACGTTCGCGGACGCGATCAACCACCTGTCCGACAACACCGCGTCGTCGTCCCGTGACCTCATCGACTTCTCCCGGCGCGTCGCTGCGCAAGGCGAGTTTTTTGGGTTCGCGAAGGAACAGACCCTCGCATTCGGCGCTGCCATGGTATCGGCGGGCGCCACACCCGAAGTCGCGGCGACCTCGTTTCAGAACATGGGCCGCGCCCTGACCAAAGGCGCCAGCGCCACGAAGCGAGTGGCGGGAGCTTTCCGGACGGCTCGGGCTCGATGCCCGCAAGGTCGCCAAGGCGATGCAGAAGGATGCCTTGGGGACCACCATCAAGGTGATGGAACGGCTCGGGCAACTGCCGGAGTACATGCAGGCGTCGGTGATGTCCGACCTATTCGGCGACGAGGCCCGCGCCCTGTCGCCGCTGCTTGGACGGCTCGACATCCTCAAGGACGCCTACAAGCTCGTCGCTGACGAAAGCGCGTACGCGGGCAGCGTGGGGCGTGAGTTCGAGCGCCGGGCGCAAACCGCCGAGTTTGCGCTTGAGAAGTTCTACTCGCGCGTTCGCGAGATCGCGCTGACCATCGGCGGCATGTTCCTGCCGTCGCTGAAGCAGGCGCTCGACGTGATCGGCCCAATGGCCCTGCAAGTGGCGCGCCTCGCGGAGCAGTTCCCCGGCTTGACGAAGGCCCTGTTCCTCGCGGTCGGCGGCCTAATGGCCTTCCGCATTGCGGTCATCGGGCTCCAGTGGGGCGCGCTGCTCGCCAAGGGCGGGCTACTCAACCTGTTGTCGGCTGTGTTGAGCGTGTCCGCCGCTGCCAAGGGCGCGGCGGCGTTGATGCTGGCGCCGTTCCTCACCTTCGGGCGGCGCATGGTCGGCGTGTTCCAGATCGTCGCCATGCGCTTCGGGNTGATGATGGCTGCTTTCCGGGCTGGCTCCATCGGCATCGGTGGTGTCCTTGCCGGCATTGGAGCCACAGGTGCCAGGGCGTTGCTCTCGCTGCTAAACCCGATGGCGCTCGTGCGGGCCGCTTTCATCGCGTTGAAATGGGCGGTGATCGGAACCGGCATCGGCGCCGTTGTCGTCGCGCTCGCGATGGCCGGCNCGTGGATTTACAACAACTGGTCCGGCATCAAGGCGATGTTTGCCGGGATCGGCGAGGGGTTGATGTCCGCGCTCGGCCCGGCCCAAGGCATCATCCAGCCGGTGGTCGAGTGGATCGGCAATCTCGCCGGGAAGCTGCAAGAGCTTGCCGGGCCGGTCAACATGACCGAGGAGCAGTGGCGCCAGCTCGGCGTTAGCATCGGCAAGAGCATCGGGGATGCCGTCAACTCGATCGTCACGAAACTGCAAGCGCTTCTGACGTGGGTGATGGAGCTCCCGGGNCGTATCGTCGCGGCTTTCGTGGACCTCGGCGAGCGGCTCTACAACGCCGGCGCCGACATCATTCAGCGGCTCTGGGACGGCATGCAGGCGAAGTTCGCGGAGATGATCGGCTGGGTGAAGCAGAAGGCGAGCGAGCTTGCTCACTCGTGGTCCTTCGGCCTCATCGGGAGCGCACCATCGACACCGCCGCAGGCGCCGCCGGCTCGTGCAACCGGCGGCCCCGTTCACCGCGGGCAAACCTACGTCGTCGGCGAGCGGCAGCCCGAGCTGTTCACGCCGAGCCGTGACGGCTACGTGCACCCGAGCGTTGGGGCGCGCGCCGCCGCCACGATCAATGCGCCAATCGAGATCAAGATCGTTGGCGTCAGCGATCCGAAGGCGGCGGCCGAGGAGGCTTACCGCATCCTCGAAGCACGGACCCGTGACCTGTTCCGCGGTGCCATGGCCGATGTGGGCCTGAAGTTCACGTGAGGAACTAGCCAATGCTGATGCAGCTCGGGGCCACCACCTTCGAGGTGTGGCCCATGAACACGCACGAGACCGAGTTCTCGGGCGAGGCGACGCACGTGGACAAGCCCGTCATGGGCCGCCGGCCGCCGCTGGAGTTCGTGGGAGAGGGGCCGGACACCCGGACCCTCTCCTGCCGCCTGTTCCCGGCGAAGTTTGGCGGCCTGTCGTCGCTCGCCGGTCTCCATCAGCAGCGCCTATCGGGGGCGGCGCTCCCGCTAGTGCGCGGCGATGGCACGCCGCTCGGCTGGTACGTCATCGAACGCATCACTGAGCGGGCAACCTATCTCGACCCGCACGGCGTCGGGCAGGTCATCGAGGTCGATCTGGCCTTGAAGCGCGCCGACCCGCCGTCAGCGGGGTCGGTGTTCTCCATTATCATTGGTCTGCTGGGGTGAGCCATGGCTGTCATCGCGCACGAGACCTACACCGTGCAGTCTGATGGGATGACGCTCGACCTGATCGTCTGGCAGCGGTTCAAGCAGCCGATGTTTGGGCTGGTCGAAAAGGCCCTGGCGCTGCCCGAGAACCAGCACCTTGAGCACGCGGGCGCGGTCCTGCCGCTTGGCACAGAGGTCACGATCCCGATTGAAACCCGCTCGGCCGCCGAGGAGGTCGAGGTCATCAGCCTATGGGACTGACGCTATGTCGAAGCGAGCGGTCTACCGCGTCAGCGTCGCCGGGCAAGACATCTCCTCGCGCATCGACCCGCTGCTCACAAGCATTCGCGTCACGGATCGCGAGGGCACGCATAGCGACACCGCCGAGATCATCATCGACGACAAGGACGCGCGGGTGCTCCTGCCTCGCACGGGCGACGAAATCGAGATTGCCCTCGGGTGGTCGGGCGGCGGCATTTCCGTCGTGTTCTCCGGGAAGGTCGATGAGGTCGAAAGCTCCGGCTCGCGTGGCGGCGGCCGAGAGCTGCGCATCAGTGCCAAGGGGCTTGACACGCAAGGCAAGGGCAAGGAAGCGCAGCAGCTCAACATCGACGACGCCACCGTCGAGGAGGCGCTGAGGAAGGCCGGGCAAGCCGCCGGGTTCACCGACATCAAGGTTGACCCCGAGCTGGCGAAAATCCGCCGCGACTGGTGGGGCCTTAACGACGAGAGCTTTATCCATTTCGGCGAGCGCGTCGCACGTGAGGTCGGCGGCATCTTCAAGGTGCAGGGCAACCGCGCGATCCTCGCCAAGAANGGCGGCGGCAGCGTCACCGGGCAGGAGATGCCATCGGTGACGGCGATGTGGGGCGACAACCTTCTTGCGTGGCGGATCAAGCCCGACATGGGCCGGCCGCGGCACAAAAAGGCCCGCGCCCGCTGGTATGATCCGGCCGAGGCCAAATGGAAAACGAAGGAAGTCGAGATCGACGGCGAGGACGAGGTGGATACCACCTTGGGCGACCGTTTCAGCCGCGCCGACGAGATCGAGGCCGATGGTTCGGCGACCAACGGCAAGGCTGACACCGAGGACGGAAAGGGTGGCGGCTCCGTCGAGATGGACGGCACCGCCATGGCGCGGCCGGGCGGGACGCTCATTCTCGTCGGCGCGCGGCCCGGCATTGATGGCTCGTACCGCATTGCCAGCGTGGATCACACCTACACCCGCTCATCGGGCTGGACCACGAGCGTTGAACTGAAGCGCCCCGGCGATGGCGTAGGCAAGGACAGCCGAGGCAAGAAGGGCTCCCGTGGTAGCGGCGGCGACGACGACTTCGCCCTGCCGCGCGATCCCGAGCTTGGCTGACCGCCGCCAGACCACGCCGACACAGGCCGCACTCTGATGCGGCCTTTTCGTTGCAGGGAGATTGCCATGAGCAACGTCACCATCCCGTCGAGCTGGATGCCGGCGGCGAAGATGGAGCGCATCATCATCCATTGGACGGCCGGCGCTTACAGGGCGAACGGGCTGGACAAAGACCATTACCACATCCTCATCGAGGGCGACGGCAACCTCATNCGCGGCAAGAACCCGATCACGGCGAACCAGGCACCCATCAAGGGCAGCTACGCCGCGCACACCCTCAACTGCAACACCGGCTCCATCGGCGTCTCGATGTGCTGCATGGCCGGTGCCACGGAGAGCCCGGCGAACGACGGCAAGTGTCCGCTGACCGCGGAGCAGTTCGGGGCGATGATCGAGGTCGTCGCGCAGCTCGCCAAGCGGTACGGCATCCCGGTCACGCCGCAGACGATCCTCACGCACGCCGAGGTGCAGGCAAATCTCGGGATCAAGCAGCGCGGNAAGTGGGACATCACGCGCCTGCCGTTCAAGCCTAGCGTCAAGGGCGCGAAGGCGGTGGGCGATCTGATCCGTGCGGAGGTGTCGCAGCGGCTCCGC